TATTAACCTATTGAAGAAGGAGTTATTCATCATTATCTTCTCGAATTGTTAATGCACAGAAAGTTCAATAAGGAAAAAACGATATTAGCAAATACATGGTTCGACCAAGAATTTATCAACGGTTTTGATATTGGCAGGGTAAAGGTTGATAGTGAAGATGGCAGTTATTATGCAGAAGTAAAGCCAAAAGTTTTTCCAAGCGTTGGTTATAATTGGGGAGTTTGGTCAGTTGCTTTGGGTGATGGCATTGACGTTTGGTCTGACCCAAATTATTGGACGGAAGAAAAGCGTTTTTGGGGATGGGGTGCAAAAGATATGAATTGGAACGAGTTGCCAAATAAACACGATGAAGTTTTGTCAAGGTATCCATCGCAACCCATAAAAGTTATTGACTGGATAATGTCAGGGGTTTGGGCGGTTTCGCAAAACAAAGATATAGTTGAGCATGATTCTAATTGGCAGTTTGTTACGCTACCTACGAAAGCATTTCACGAAAAATCGGTAATGATTTCCTATAAAGTGAAAGGAAACGAGGCACTAATTCTTGCTTTAGATGGGTTTTGCAGTCCTGACGAAGTAAAAGAGCATAAATTAAATATCAAAGGAAAGGAGTATAAAATTAAAACACACGGAAGATACACAAGTGTTGTTCGTATGAATCTATAATATGGCATCAAGAAGATTAGAAGACTTAAATAGTGTATTAGTCTCTGCTTGGGAGAAAGCAGAAAAAGAATTTGAGTTAAGCAAGAATAATAGAGTGAATGTGATTATAACATCAACTCATAGAACTTGTGAAGAACAAAATGCACTTTACGCACAAGGAAGGACAACCAAAGGGAAAAGAGTAACAAACGCAAAGTGTGGGCAAAGTTTGCACAATAAATACCCCTCATTAGCTTTTGATATTGCTTTTATCAAGTTAGATAAAACGCTTGATTGGGCAGAAGAAAATTTTCACGACTTTGCTAAAATTATCAAAAAAATAGAACCAAGAGTTGAATGGGGTGGTGATTGGGTTCGCTTTAAAGATTTGCCTCACTTTCAATTAAAACAATAATAACATGAAGTTTTTAAGTTTTTTTAACGCACAAAATATCATTGCAATTCTTGCTTGTGTAGGCGTTTTTTTCTTGGCTACCAAGATTGAGAAACACCAAAACAAAAAAGAGTTAAGTCGCCTCGATAAAGTAGTTTCAAATTACCAAGAAAAGGCGAAGAAAGACAGCTTAAGCCTTGCTGAATACAATACTCTCATTTTTAGTTTACAGCAAACTATTGACGCATCAAAGAGTAATGACCAAAAGCTCCAATTAGTAATTGCTGAAAAGCAAAAAGAAATCAAAGCCTTGAAAAACGCTGAAAATACTTGTTGTGAAGAATTAAAGCACTTAGAGGAAACGGAAAATATCCAATACTACACTAAAGATTGTTTTTCCAAGTGGTATAAAAGGGTATTAGAAAAACCACAAAATATAAGATAAACTAAACAATTTCATTGTGTTTGCATATTCATTAGAAGAATTAAATAAGGCTTATTTTGATTTGAGCGTATTAACTCAATCAGACGATAAGCCTATTACTATTTTGTACGGAGGCAGAAATTCCTCAAAAACACACTCTTGCATACAGTGGCTTCTAAAGAAGCTATGGACTGAGAAAGGTGCAAATGCTATTTGGTATCGTAACGAAGGCTCTGTGCTTAGATTAAGAGCCTTCAAGCCTATTAAAGACGTGGCTGAACATTACAAGATTGACGAACACATGACATTTACATTCAATAATATGTCAAGGTGGATTCGATTCAATAACGGAAACCACTTATTCTTTGATTTCTGTGAAGGCGGAAAGTCAAAAGGTATGGCTAATATTCGTTACGTTATTATTGACGAGGTTGACCAAGTGTCAAAAAATGACTTTCTTGATATTATTTCCTCTTATCGTGCCGACCCGAAGATTCGATTCATTCTAATGTTTAACCCTGTTTCTGAGAAACACTGGTTAAAGAAAATGTTTTTTGACATCCCTGAGACAGAAGAAGAATTTGCAGAATCTCTTTATTCAATGGCTAATCGTAGAAAATATACCATTGAAGACAACAAGTTTGCAACAGAAATGGACTATAAACTCCTAAATTCTTATAAGCACACTGATGAGAATAAGTATAAGGTAGTTCGTTTAGGGGAGTGGGGAACAACGCAAGTAGAAAATCCATTTTACCACAGATTCTCTTATAACACGCACACTTACAACGAAGTGCCAATCTTTGACGATTACCCAATTTATCTATCGTTTGACTTCGGAAAGTATGACACTTGCGTATTAGGGCAGCACTTTCAAGATTACGAGATTGGTAGCGACGAAGCTCTTTTGAAGCACTTTAATGACAAAACCGCAGCAAATACAAGATTAAGGGATTATAGGCAAATTGACTCAAAAAGCCCACTTAGGCTAAGAGACATTATTCATAATATCCTAAACGAGTTTGGAACTGATAGGGAATATATAATTTATGGTGACACTTCGGGTGGTTCAGACGAATGGTCTAAATTTGCCGAAATTAGAAACTATATGGAAGATGCTGGCTGTGAAATGCTTTCGTTCCCAAAAAGAATCAAGCTAAGGCACAAGAGTAATGGTGCTATTACGAATTGGTGTTTAACTATGTATGGAACTAATTACAAGATTGACCGCAGATGTGGATTATTAATCCATGACCTTCTTTCTGTAAAGACTGACGATTTCGGAAATATTGACAAGAATGATGCTGTTCGTTGGGATATTTCTCACATTTCTGACTGTTCGAGATACTTAGACGTTTTAACAGATGGAATGAACTTTGTAAGAAACAATGCCTACTTCGCTGAGAAAGAACTTGGCAGAGAAGTAGGACTTATTGAATAATTAAGAGATTGGGTCAGATTCTATCAAGCGTCTGACCTTCTTTTTTATTGGGTCATAGCCGCCATCTTGAATTAAATGAGTTAATGCAGATATTTGACCAATCAATACTGCTTCTTGGATTGTGGTGTCATAAATATCCCTTTCCTTAACAACTCCAACGTGTTCTTCAATTAGCGAATCCCTATATTGCTTCGCTTGTCTAATTTCCATCATAATTTTACTTGTTCTAAATTTTCTTTTATTTTACCCCTAATTTCCATTATCATTTTACCTAATCTATTTTCACCAATTCCTGTTTTTAAGCAAACGCCCCAATACCTATCCCCCCACATATTGCCTTCTTGAATAAACTCATCTTTTGTGGCAATTAACTTACTTTTATATGGCTCTTGAAAGAACTTCTGAATAAGGCACGATTTCATTACATCGTCTTTTATGTCACTCCAATTATCAATCAATTCTATTTCTCTACTTTTTCTTTTTACATTTCCAGCGGTTTCTTGTTGACAAAAACGCTTCCAAATTATACTATTAGACTTAGCTGACATATATGCGTTTTCGACTGATGGATACAAAAATCCTTCCATAGTAATTGTACATGGAACAAAATTACTTAACCATCTGTATTCTCCTTGAAATTGCTTTATCATAACTTTATTTTTTTAGGTGATAAATCATATTTAATATCAGAATCTTTTTCTAATTCCTTGTACTCGTTTTTAAGTGCCTCAAAGTGCCTTGCTAATTCAATGGTGCAATCCAAATCGTTATACAAAGCCTCCAAGTATGCAATGAATTTCGGCAAAGAATCATTACCGACCATTTGAGATACCTTTTCTGCCAATTCATATAGGTCTATTTCTTCCATAGACACTAACACTACTTTACTTTTTAATAAATCCTTTTCTTTATCCATATTGTTATTTTTTTACAAAGTTACGAATTATATTTACAACTGCAAATTAAATCAACAAAAAGTTTACTTTTTTTTCTCACTTTTTTTGATTATATTTGTTAAAAGTAAAGATATATCCAAAACACAATGGCTGGCTGCAAAACTACTGTAAAATACCCTATTGTAATTGACTGCAATGGCGGAATATTAGAAATAGATGACCTTGACTTCGTTCCTTATACTGGGGCAAATAAAGATGTTGATTTGGGAGAATTTGGCATAAAGCTCGGCAACTTAGAGTTTGACACCTCGCCAACAGCCAAGCCAACAACAGAAGGCTCTACATTTTGGAATCCAAACGACGGAACACTTGATATTGTTCTAAAGGGAGCAAAAACAACCCTACAAGTAGGACAAGAGCAGGTTATAAGAGTTGTTAATGGAACTGGTTCAGGTCTCACAGAAGCAGGGTACAAGTGTGTTAGAATTAATGACGCACAAGGTCAAAGACCTAAAGTAGTTTTGGCACAATCTGACATTAACGAGAATACGCTTAATACAATTGGTCTTGTAACAGAAGATATTTCTAATAACCAAGAAGGCTACGTAACAACATTTGGTTTAGTTAGAGATATAAATACATCAGGCTCTTTGCAAGGAGAATCTTGGGAGGATGGAGATGTTCTGTATTTATCCTCAACAACGGCAGGAGGATTAACTAAAACACCACCTTCAAAACAAATAGTTGTTGGATTTGTTATTCATGCACACAACACGCAGGGGAGTATATTTGTAAGAATACACGACATTCTCGCCTCAACAGGTGCAGTTCCGCTTTATAGCACAAGAACATTTAGCTCCACTGGCTTATTAACCTCTTTTAGTTTT